GTCTTATAGTCGCTATGTTCAACCCTTAACGTGGGCATGGCTCCTCAGTGATGGGGAGCCTCAGCCGGATGCTTGGAGTATGCTAATCCTACTACCCTGCCCACACCATTCAACTGAGTCTATATAGCATCTGCTATTCTATAGGCTGCAACGGCTCGGCAGTTTGGCGATTATATCACAGATAGAGGCAGAAGTCAAATCTAATTTGGAGGGTATCATGGGAAAAGTATGTAGTGCCTGCGGGGAGACCAGGGACGCCAGGATGTATAGCAGAGATAACGCCCGCCCTAGCGGGTATCGGTCCAGTTGCAAGAAGTGCAACAAGACATATAACACTAAGAATAATGCCAGGCAAACTGCTGAGTATAGAAGAGCGGCGGGCCTAAAGCACAAATACTCTATGACGGTCGAAGAGTATGACGAATTACTCCACCATCAACACGGTGTCTGTGCTATCTGTTTCCACATCAACACTAATGGGGACAGACTAGCGGTAGACCACAATCATACTACCCTCGAAGTTAGGGGACTGCTGTGCCGCACCTGTAACGCCGGCATTGGCTATTTTAAGGATAGTGTGGTATACTTGCGATCAGCAATCAATTACATTGAACACGAGGGCAGTTATAGTGACTAACAAGACAAGAGATGACGTGCTTGATGCCGAGCTGTGGGCGAATCCATACATGCCTATAACAGGATACTGCTATAGCTGTGGCTTCGACCTAGTACAGACTAGCAGGGCGGCATTGATGGCGGTATATGGTAGCGATACAATAGGCATAACGGGCTGTCCGTCGTGCCACAGGAGCTTTGTAGAATGAACGATAACGAATTCAGTAACGAGCGGGTAGAATGTACAGACTGTGGTAGCAGTGACGGGTTAGCGCCTATGTCCACTGGTAGCGGCTACTGTCATGCTTGTCCCCAGGACCAGGCATTTAAGTCAAGATCGGCTATGGACGCTATGGATCACGGCCTGCCACATGGTCAGCCGACAGAACATGCCGTTAGCCTGCCTGAGAGGCTCTCTAAGGGGTTTACTGCGCTAAGTAGTAGGGGGATCAGTGCCACCACTGCGAAGGCTTACAAGGTCTCTGAGGGGCCTCGTGGTTTGCGGTCCTTCTATTACGGAGAGAACGCCACGAAGACGAAGACACCTGACAAGGTGATGGCGACTACCGGTGACTTTAAGAATGCTGAGTTATTTGGACAGCATCTATTCGCTAAGGGTGGACGTTCTATAACGATCACTGAAGGCGAAGAAGATGCGATGGCGTGTTATCAGATGCACGGTAGCAAGTACCCTGCAGTAAGCATTAAGACAGGCGCACAGTCGGCGCTCAAATGCTGTAAGGAACAGTATGAATATCTCAATAGCTTTGAATCTATCTACATTAGCTTCGACGCCGACAAAGCTGGACAAGCTGCAGCCTTAGATGTTGCCGCATTGTTTGCGGACAAGGCTAAGATAATGAAACACACTGACGGGTTTAAGGATGCCAGCGATTACCTAACAGCCGGTAAGGGACACGTTTACATTAACGATTGGTGGCGAGCTGAGGCCTACATGCCTGACAGCATAGTCAAGTCATCGGACCTATACGACGAAGTGATGTCCCCGCTCCAGATGCCTTTTGCTAGCTATCCCTGGGACTGTCTAAATCTCAAGGTGTATGGAATGCGCACAGGTGAGATAGTGACAGTGATGGCGGGCAGTGGCGTAGGCAAATCGACATTCGTTAGGGAGATGCTGCGACAGGTACACGACAGCACCAACCACAAGATAGGAGTGCTCTCATTAGAAGAGTCGGTCGCTGTAGCAGCCCAGGGTATGATGTCCATATCAGCGCAGAAGGTGTTTCACCTGCCTACCGTGTCGCAGATGCGCGGTATACTGTTAGACCCGTCACGTATTGGCGAGAAGCCGAGCCTTGAGGACATCACCCAGGAACAACGTCAGGCAGATAAGGAACAAGCGTTCCAGGCAATGTTATCTACCGATCGGTTCATGTTCCTGAAGCACGAGGGGCGCATCACGGTAGAAAGTGTCATCGGACAAATGAAGTATCTATCGAAGGCACAAGACTGTAAGGTGCTACTCCTGGACCATATAAGCATACTGGTCGGTCTAGTATCCTCAGGTAAGGTGAACGAGCGCGAGGCTATCGACTCGGTTATGCACGAGCTGCGCAAGCTGGTAGAGGAAACAGACATCATGCTAATTAATATCTGTCACCTGCGCAAGCCTAGCAGCGGTGCCACTAGCCACGACGAAGGCGGGCGCGTACATGCCAGCGAAGCCAGGGGCTCCGGCGCTATAATGCAGTTAAGTAACATAGGCATAGCACTAGAGGCTGATAGACAACATGAGGATGAACAGGTACGCAACAGCACCATCGTACGTGTACTGAAGAATAGGTTTAGCGGAGAAGCCGGTGTAGCAGGGCTGTTGCAATATAGCCTGGCAACTGGTAGACTTACTGAGATCAAGAATGTAGATTTGGAGCAAGCATTATGAAGTGTGTATGTTGTAATGAATTACTAGAAGATAACGAGCTGTCATATAGAGACGAAGACGGCAACATACTAGACACTTGTATAACATGCCTAAACGCGCAAGACTCTTATCTAGTCGAAGACGAATACATAGAAAATTTAAAGGATATTGGGATAGACTTATGAGAACTGCATCGATAGACATAGAAACCAACTATGCTCATAACAAGATTCATATGGCGTGGGTACATTTTTGGGATACCGACCAGACTGTTGAATGTAGAACAGTGGAGGAGCTCATATCAGAGCTCGCTAATGTAGATGAACTAGCACACTGGAATGGTATAGGCTTTGACCTGCCTGTTATTAAGAGGGTGTGGGGAATTGATCTATCTAACCGTGCGCAGGTGGACGGTATGCTACTGTCCCGCCTACATGATCCCTCGCGGGCTGGCGGGCATGGTCTGGCGTCATACGGTACACAGTTTGGCTATCCTAAGGGAGACTTCAAAGACTTTGACGGCCCAGCAGTAGACGACACTGAGGAAGTCTGGATTAACAAGATGGCGAAGTATTGCGAGAAGGACACACGTCTTAATACTAAGGCATGTAAGTATCTAATGGCAGCGCTGACAGCGGAGAGCTTCAGCACAGATTCCTGGCAGTTAGAGCATGAGATGCAGAGCATACTAGCACAGCAGCGCTTTAACGGCTTCAAGCTGGACATACCTCACGCGTCTAACCTGTACGCAGAGCTGACGGCACAGATGCGGGAGATCGAGGCAGTACTGCAGGAACAGTTCCCGCCTATCGTTACGCAGCGTGTGTCTGAGAAGACTGGGAAGGCGTTGAAGGATAATGTCGAAGTGTTCAACATTGGTAGCCGCCAGCAGATAGCTAAGCGCCTCGAATCTATAGGTGCTGTATGGACATCGAAGACTGAGAAAGGGAACATCATAGTAGACGAAGGAAGCCTGGGAGAGATCGACCTGCCTGAGGCTAGGATGGTATTGAAGTTCCTAACGCTGCAGAAGCGCACGTCACAGATCAATTCGTGGCTTGAGGCGGTGGCAGACGATGGCAGGGTACACGGTAGGGTTAACTGTAACGGCGCTGTAACGGGTCGCATGACCCATAGCCATCCTAACCTTGCTCAGGTGCCCGCCACTGGTAAGCTGTACGGGAAAGAGTGCCGAGAGTGTTGGACCGTCGAAGATGGTAACAAGCTGGTAGGCATCGACGCTAGCGGGTTAGAGCTGCGTATGTTGGCCCACTACATGAAGGACGATGACTACACGAAAGAGATACTGGAGGGAGACATACATACAGCGAACCAGAAGGCTGCAGGGTTAGCGACCAGGGACCAGGCGAAGACATTTATCTATGCCTTCCTGTACGGCGCTGGTAATGAGAAGATAGGCAGCATCGTAGGCGGCTCATCACGCGCAGGTAGCAACTTGAAAAAGAAGTTCCTGGACGGTACGCCGGCGCTTAGGGAGTTACGAGAGCTGGTCAGTGAGATAGCAGAGAAGCACAAGAGTCTGCCTGGTTTGGACGGGCGTAGGCTACGGGTACGGCATCAACACGCTGCGCTCAACACGCTACTACAAGGTGCTGGCGCTATTGTGATGAAGAAAGCGGCTGTCATATTTAGCGGGCTGCTTGAATCCTACGGCATAGATGTCAAGATAGTTGCTAACGTGCATGACGAATGGCAAGTAGAATGCGAGGGGCATTTGGCGGTGGCGGTAGGCAGACTAGGATGCAGAGCTATTACCCTGGCGGGCGAAGCATTTGACATGCGATGTCCCTTAGCAGGTGACTACCACATTGGAGATACATGGGCGGAGACGCATTAGTGAAAACAATTATACACGTAAATCAGCATATCATTAAGGCCAACCGTAAGAACGGAGTGAACAATCCTCCACTGACAGTGAAGACTTATAAGTCTACCATCAACTGTCATGAGGTAGCGTTCACTAACGGCCTGGTAGTGCACCGACAGGAGACACCCCTACCGTGCGGTGCTCATGTCTGGATTGAAACCCAGGAGGCTGTCGAAATAATCAGTTGACACAGTCTTTGTAATTTGATATAATGCACGTTCTTTAACTAACACACTTAATGGGAACAGATATATGGATAAGAAGACACCAATCGTAATAAACGCAGACCTATACTGGGCTAACCTGCAGCATCGTAATGAGCTGTCTGGTAAGTACCAGGTGAACCTTAGCAATCTCTCCAGCGGCGCAGTAGCGGCCCTCGAAGAGCGTGGTCTTAACGTTAACAACAAGAACGACGACCAGGGTAGCTACATTACCGCCAAATCCCAGAATGTCATCAAGGCGTACAACACGCACGGTGATGAAATCATGGGCAATGTGGGCAATGGTAGTAAGGCGAAGGCGGCTATCTCTTACTTTGACTGGGAATTCAGCGGCAAGAAAGGACGCAGCCCCAGCCTTATTAAGCTGATCATTACAGACTTGGAAGAGTACGAGAGCGCCACTGTCTCTGACCTCGACCTGGAAGCTGCTTTGTAGTGAATACCCTTTTATTAACTCTAGGGCTCTGGGTCTTAGCGGGGATGGTATTAATATCCATTCCCGTTATTACCTTATGGTCAGTTAACACGGTAGCGGGCACAGATATTCCCGTTACTCTGCTTACCTGGTTATCCACAGCCTGGCTTATCTTCCTCGCAAGAGGCGGGATAGAGCGAAAACCTAACAGGGGTGAAGAGTAATGCTACACATAGACGGAGACATTATAGCCTATCGCATTGCCTGTGCAATAGGGGACGAAGGCGAAGCAAAGACAGTGAGCTGGACACTTAATAGCTACATGGTTAAGGCTGTCCTGCAGCACTTCCCTGAGCTGTCAGAGTATCATGTATACCTAACAGGCAACGGCAATTTTAGACACGAGCTGGCGGTCACTGCGCCTTACAAAGGCAACAGGACAGGCGACAAGCCTGTTCATTTGGAAGCCGCTAGACAGCACATGGTAGATTTTTGGGGAGCTCTGGTCTACGACGGCATCGAAGCCGATGACGCTATCGCAACTAACGCCACCAGGGAGATGGAAGAAGGATATCATCCTGTCATTGTATCGCTGGACAAAGACTTTGATCAAATAGCCTGTGATAGATACGACATGGTGAAAGACGTTACTACATCGCCTGAGCCGCTTGATGCCACTAGGAGCCTATACAAGCAGATCATCATGGGCGACGTTGTTGACAACATCAAGGGCATGGAGGGTTGCGGGAAGGCTATGGCAGCAGAGCTGCTGGACGGTGCACGGAATGAGCTGGATATGGCGCTGATTGTCATTGATCAATTGGGATACACCAGGGCATACGAAAATGCTCAGTTGGTTTACCTTAGACGATCACTAGCTGACAGCTTCCAGTTTCCTGAGGAGACTAAGGATTTCCTAGAATGGGACAGTTAAAGCCGCGTACACACGCCGGTAGAACATGGACAAAAGCTAGATACTTCCAGTTCATACGGAGTGCGCTACGGCAGGCGTTCCAGCGGTATCCGGTTAAACAGCAGGTGAAGAGCGCTAACAGGAAGGCAGTGACGGGTAAGAGACACAAGTGGTTATATACTTGTGCACACTGTGACCAAGCGTTCAAGGACAAGGAAGTACAAGTTGATCACATCATACCAGCAGGTAGGCTGAATAGCTTTAAAGACCTGCCTGGCTTCGTTAAACGGTTATACTGTGAGCCAGGCGACATGCAGATTCTTTGTAGGCCATGCCACGCAGTAAAGACAGCGTCTGAAAGGAATAAGCGGAGATGAAGAGAATCATACACGTACCGGAGCTGGAGGTTTTCCTGGGGAAAAGGATGATCCATATTCACAACGGTGACTACGACGGGATAGGCTTAACCCTAGCGGAGTTCCAAAGCATCGTAGACGCCTGGGAAAAGGAGAAGAAAGATGTCTCTGACCTTACTTGATATTAGCAACAGACTGAAGATGATTGATGAAATAACCTTGATGGAGGTGCTGGAGATCAGCAGCGAAGATTTAGTAGAGCGGTTTCAAGACTTAATTGAAGCCAAAGCAGACGAATTGGAGGAAGACTTAGCATGAGACTGAATGATGCAACACCAGCAGACTGGGATGCAGTAAAGAAGAAGAGCAAGGGCGAAGGTTATCCAGAGCGCCGGCGCGTTGAGGGCGGTTATTGGACGCACAGAGAGACACTTGAGAAAGCAGCCTATATAGCAAAGCGTTTTAAGGAAGACAAGGAAGGTAACAAGGTTTACCAGCCTGTGTACGGCGATGACGTAGTTCCTGGACACGCCGATACAGTCAATGAGCCTGTCCACTACAATCAAGGCGCTTTGGAGTGCATAGACTACATAGAACAGCAGCTCACAGCCGAGCAATTCAGGGGTTATCTAACTGGGAACTCCATCAAG